TCCTCTAGGCTGTCTCCGTAGGCTACGATGGCCCCGAAGATGGGACCGGCATTTTGCGGCATGATCCACAAACCATCTGGGAATTGTGTAGCATAGCGGAACTTGATTTGTTCCCGAAACTTGTCGGGAAACTCCACAAGCAACGGATGGTCGTCAACCCACGGGCTTTGCACCAAAACTTCAAATCCGTACTTCCCTTTATATTCCGGCTCGACCAGCGTTCCTTCCGCACCTTGCCAGAGGATGTCTGGAAGGTTCTTGAGCATGTTCAACTCAAGTTCAAAGATGGGGGAACCTACTCTCATACACGGGTCTCCCAGCCATATCTCGTCCTTCCCTGTGCGCGATTCCAAGGCAAAGAAGTTGCGGTACTCGTAGCTTTTTAAGGACGGACTAAGTTTGTCGTAGATGTCCACCATCTTGGGGGGCATCTGGTTCCATTCCTTGACCACGCCGATGTAGCCTTCATCTTTCTGCTCGTTTCCCAGCAAGGACTTAGAAGGATATTTTCCGTCAATGCAGTAGGTGTCAATTGCCAAATCGAAGGTATCGGGAAGGTTATCCTCCACGATGAACTCCCGGTACTCCGCGACTGGCCCCCATCCCGCTTCCAGTTCGTCCAGATGGTTTTTCGCCAAGTCGTAGCCCTCTACTGAGAAGGTCTCCGTATCGCCCCGCGTGCGGCTAATCTTAATCCACAGCTTATCTTTGCCACGGCTCTTGATGTATTTGCGGAGCGCATCCATACCCTTGACCACTTCATAGGGCGCTTGGGGGATGCCCAACTCCTTGAAATGCTCTTTGGCCTCTTTGCGATAGAGTTCCAATTCGTCCCCATTGCGCGATCCCCAAACCCGCTTCCCCTGCCGCGCAAGATATTCCTGTAATGGCCCCTGATGAAGTTCTGGGAAGATGAACAAGTCCACGTCGTCTATGATTTCCCAAATGTCGTTGACACGCTCGAAGTCGGGGAAGCCTTCTCCCAGTTCGGTGTGGTAGGAAGTGACATAATCCGCAACCCAGGGAGAATTGTAGTAAACCTTTCCAAATGATTCAGATAGAGTGGCGGCTAGTTCAGAAAAGCAGCCATTGTCCACCACCGCCACGCTCTTTGTCGAATACTCTCCCATCACAACTCCGTCACGGTCTTGTCGTACTCCGCAACAGAACTGTATGTTTCCCAGTCTACGCCCAATTCCGCCGCCAGCAGGCGCTCGATACTGGTCGCAAAGAAGTGCTCCTTGCGATAGGGGGCATCAGGATGGTCTCCGGGTTCAGAGTCATCATCATCGGCTCGGTTCTGCTCGAATACGATGTCGAAAGTGTCTACCTGCTCCGTGGTGATACCGCGTTTCTTACAGAGCCATACTTCTATGGCTTCGTGAATGGCCACCAAAAACGCATAGTCGTCGTTGCCCATTTCGCTCACTGCAATCTTGAGCGAGCCATCAGGAAGAATTTGCCAGTCACCTACCGTCTCGTAGCGTTGCTTCTCATGTGGAATAGTTTTGATTTCAATCTTCATGTCATTTCCCCACTATCGAAAACCCTTGCGAAAACCTGCGCTTGCCCTGTTTCAAGGGTCTTGTTGGTTTCCAGGCAGCCACTTCATTCATATCGGATTGGTAAGCCTGTAGCTCCGCAGGCGTAGCGTTTTCCTGCCAGCGGTACCACTTCATTACGATTACTGGTTGCAAGTCCACCCTCTCTTCCTGTGTGGCGTCTTTCCAAACCTTCAATGATTCAGGCACGGTGAAACTATCCACCATGCTTTCCAGGTCGCCCTTCAACGTCCGGTTGGTAATCCACTGGGCATCCTTAACGGTTATCTTGCCTTCGTGCCAAGCCTGCCGGATAGGATTGAAGTCCCCGGTTTCCTCAAAATCCTTTTTGAGTTGGCTACGTGCCTCCATGCGTTTTTTCGTGACTGGAGGCTCTTCAACCTTGCTTTTCTCCGCAGTTATTTCCCTGGCCGTTTTTTCCGCTTCCGTTCTCGCGCTCCAAGTGGTTATACCAAGGCTCTGGAGTATTGATTGATAAAGAGGATAATCTTGCTTGGTGAAATATCCCTGTCCAGCAATGGGAACGGCAGAGGTAGCCCAGTCCTTCAACTGTTCCAAGGGGTCGCGCAATCGGCCAAATCGGTCTCTTCCTGTAATGGCTTCGATTGCTGGTTTTGCGATAAAGGGATTGAGGCGGTAGTAGACAAATCCACGCGGGTCTCGCAGCATGTGGTAAACATCACCCACTTCCGAACGAAGCGAATACTCCGTGCTATCCACGGTCACTGAAAAGGGTCGGTCCCAGTGGACTTCGTTCTTTTCGGGGTCAATCAGGGAGATAATGCCCTCTATGGTTTTGGAGGCAATGTACATGCCCACGGCTCCTCGTATTGCCAGCGCCGTAAACTGTTCTCTCCCGTAGGGTCTTAGCGCCTGTCCCACTTGCCGAGCACGGGAGATGAGAAAATCAGGAGCTAGTGCAGCGATGCGCAAACTGTCCTGAAAGGTTTTGTTCGCCGCCATGCCTCGCCAATTCTGATGTCCGAAAGTGGCATTTACTTGGTCTCCGGTCAACTTCAATACTTCGTCTTCGGATAGTTCGGGATACCTAGACCTATTTCTGGCTTCAAAGACCTCAGCCATGTAATTCTTGAGCCTGGGAATGTAGCCGTCCAACCCGAACTGATATTCCGTATAGCGTTCAGCATACTCCCCGACTTTGGGGATGTACTTGATAAGACCAGGGCCAGCCAAACCCTCCTGCCATTCGGTCATGGCGCTGCCTTCATAGAGTTTCAGCCCATGTTCAATGCGCGCCCGAACACGAGGATTTTCCAGGTCAATAGCAGGTGGACGGAAAGGACTAGCCCCGTGAAATACCGCTGTGACGCCAAGATGAACTTGGTGGAAGGGCGAGAAAAATCCCAACATCGTTCCTTTTAACTCTCCCGCCCCACGCAATACCGCACGTCCGATAGTGGATTGGCGAATAGCGGAAGTTCCCAAGAACCTTCTCACGTCCTCATAGGCTTCGGGGTGCAGCTTCAAATCTCCTTGCACGAAGATTGGATTGCCTTCGTTGTCGGATGTAGCCCACTTCCATTCGCGCAGCGCGGGATGGTCTATTCCACGGTTGCTGTAATCGGAAACATCCACGGACTGCTTGAGCGTTTCTCCTGTTACCGGGTCTTTCATCGGTTTCCCGGTTACGGGGTCCGTTTGCGTCACCTTGTAACCCACCGCATTAGGATTGACGAGAAATGCTGATGCGGGGCGCTGGTCTTTGGGCAATGGAGTGCCAGTTCCAGAAGTAATAGCCATCGGCCTGCCGTCCGAAGCATCCATGTTGGTTAATTCGTGGATAAACGCCCTGGCGTTCAACCCCTCATCGAAAGCCTGATGCCAAGCGGAAACGAGATACCCCAAGCGCGAATCCTTCGAGGTATGACCCGCCTGCTCGCCCTCGAACATGCTCTCGTAAATACGTTTCTTGGCGAAAAACGGATTTTTTCGTAGCAGGCCCGCATTTGATTCTCCTTGCAGGCGACGGGCGGCAGGATTCTCGTCGGGTTTCTCCCATATTTGTGGCACGTAGTTTTCGATTCCATGCTCCAATGTACCGGACTCGATAGCTCGGTCTAGCATCGCATCCATGTGCCTTCGGTAATCTTGGACGAAACCTTTTTGCTCCTTGGTCAATTTAAGGGCATCGTCGTACTTTTGTTTCAGGGATGAATCACTGGTATTCTCCGACCATTTCCGCAAAGTAGCTTCGTCCCCGTCAGCTTGAACGTAGGCACTCATGGCCCGCTGCGTTCGGTCGGAGTAAGTTTCCTGTATGGCTCGGGCGAACCTTCCGCCGCGCATTGCCGAAATTTCCTTGGCTCCCTTGTAACGATCAATCATGGCTCTAATATCCGAGAGTCTTTCGGGGTGTTTGTACCAATCCCACAAGGCGGCAGACGTAGATTTAATTTCAGAAAGGGAATTGCGAATCCCTTCTTGGACTCCCGTATAGGTCTTTCTTATCCTGTCGGCAAGACTTACCCGCTCTTCCAAGGGCGAGTCCGGGGATAGACCGCGAAGGTTTTTGGTAAGTTCAGACAAGTCCGGGTCGGCTTGGCCAACCTGCTCGCGGGCTTGGTTATAATCCTCGCTATGGAATTCCGCTCCCTCATCACCTGTAACTCCAGCCCACTTCCCGTAGATTTCGGGTTCGTTCTCCTTTACCCAGTCTTTCGCTTGTTCCCGGTCAAGGAACTTGCCATCGGGAGTTAGGAAACCCCTACCGGATTCAGGAGGTTCCGCAGGAGCGCCTTCCTCATCAGGCGTAGGTTCTCCTTCTCCCTTGAGTTTCGCTGCGCGGTCAATCACCGCGGGCATGTAAAGTTCTGGCTTCTCCAATACATGGTCTGCCAACTTAGGATTTCTATTTAACTCCTCCAGGCTGACCGCTTGTTCTCCCATGCCCTCGACAATATCCGTGTGGGTTCCCCCATCCACACCTTGTACGACAGAGCCATCTTTCTGCTGGATTGCTGGACGCAACCCCGTAATTTCCGGGGGGGTTGGAGCTGGCTTCGGGGCCGCTCCCGCTATCTCGGGATAAATGTCCCGTAATCCCCATCTTCCCGATGGAGAGGTGAGTCCCAAGATTCCGCCAGTGGCAACGCCTTTAGCGAAAGCCTCACCGCGTTCTCCTGGAGGAGCCAAAAGAGCATTCTCTGTTCCGAAATAAGTTCCCAGAATTGATGCCTGTAGCCAACTCTTCAAAGGCGCAACCATTCGGAACATTGTTCCCAAAAGTCCGACCTCAATAGCCTTCACGACTCCGCCGATAACTGGGTCGGTACCGTGCGTCCTGGATTCTTCCGTACCTGCCATATAGGGAATAGTAAGCCCCGAACCCCAATCCATCAGGAATTGAGACATGCTGGGGAGGACTCCTCCCGCCGCTTCGCCCGTGAACCGATAAACTTTGTCAAAAGCTCTCACGCCCTCTTTCGGTAATTGGTTTTTCCACCAATCAGCATTCTCTTCGTATGCTTGTGCTGATTTCTTCCAATCTATGTCATACCAGCGATACGGCGTCGTCTTACCCGTAAGATATCGTTCACCACCCATTACAACTTGGTCCATTTCAGTGGCAAGGCTCGCTAATCCTCGATTGAGTCCCGAGGCCGCACTGTAGCCCAAATCCATCCAAGGTCTTGCCAGTTCGTACATCACGGATGAGAAATGGCTGCGTTGTTCAGCCTGTTTTTCTGGCGGCAAGTGCTTGATTTGGTCCTCGTGCCACTCATCCAAGGGAAAAGGCGACAGTTCCACGAATGAGAATTGCATGCGTTGTGCATCCATCAACAATTTCAATTTTTCTGGCGGCAAGTGCTTGATTTGGTCATCCATCGGAAAAGGCGAAGAGGTTGGCGCAACACCTTCCCATCCTGTTTCTTTCGGTTCCTGGGGTGCCACGCCTTGCCACGCCGTTTCCTCAGTTTCCCCCAATGTTGGTCTTATCCATCCCATGTTAGTAGGCGACCACGCCAACTCCTTCGACGTTCAATTTGCGCGTCTTGGGATTGATGCCGATAATTTTCTTTCCTTCGTAGAGGTCGCCTAGTTTGTATGACTTTGGTTCTTTGTCACCGGATTTCGTAGACTGGTGTATGGCGTCAAGTTTCTGCTCCATCGTGGGCATGTAATGTTTGGCTATCTCCTGGGCCTGCTTGAAAATTTCCTCATGGGTGAGAGAAGAACGCTTGCCTGACGCCGCTAATTGGTTTTCCTTAATCGTCCACGATGTCAGTTCTTCCTCCGCTTCAGTCAATCGTCCAAATTCAAGCTGTTCCACTGGATTCATGTTTTTCAGTGTCGCGGCATCTACGGTGCCTCCTTCCAGCAACGCTTGAAAGATCGCCCCTTTGCTGGGAGCAAGAACAGACCGCAGATAATTGTTACTGGATTTCAAGCCTTCGCTGATGATCTTGTTCCTCACCGCAGGAATAAGATTGAGCAGCTCCTTGCCGGACGCCTCCTTGATCTGGCGGCTTCCTATAATGTCTGCTCGAAGATCGCTGTCGTCATGCTCGCCGGAAAGTATTTCATTTTGCAGTCGGCTACGCTCGGCAAGATCGACATGCGGAGGTATATCCTCATCAACACGATTGGCGGCTCCTTGAATCATTTCGCTCAAGCGAGCGCCCAGCCCCTTATATTTTTCCGGCTTCTCGATGGTCGGCAAATTGTTTGTCAAACGAACGCGAGCTTCGCCGTATTTGTGATTTACAACGTCATCGGATATGGCGTTGATTTCCTTGTCGGCGGCTGTTTCGTATGCTTTCTGTTGGGTGGCGGCATCGGCAGTCACATATTGGTCTAACTCTTTCGCCATTCTCCAGTTCGGAATTTGCTTACCCGTGACAGGGTCGGTAGTCAGTGCGCCTATGCTTTTCAGAAATTCTGGATTTTTGAGCGCCGCAGATTGCGCATTGGGATCATCTTTATACACACTGTCAACTGCGTTAAAAGCGTTGTACATCCTATCGAGCGAAGCATTCAGATTTTGCGTTTCAGCTTTCGCAGTAAGCTCCTTGTCCACTTCTTCCGCACTCGCAAGTGCCTGATTCAGAAATCCTTTATCCAGTCCAGCCAACTCCTTGGGAACGTTTCCGCTTTTCAGTTGGTCTATGAATTTCCGACGCTGGATTGGATCGGGACTATACATCATTCCTGCAATAGCCGATTTCTTGGTTTTAAGCAGCCATTCCTGGAATTTCGCGTCGGCACGTTCTTGCGTCATGGTCCCATGAAGAACCGACGATTGCAGCGTCAGCCTCTCTTCTCCCTCAGCCAGCGATACATCGCCCCCAGAAAGGAAAGCGTTCTTCCAATCCTGTGTGGATTTATCTCCCTTGAGTTCGTTCGCGGCCAAGTCCTGGTCGGTGATGATCTTGGATTTTCTGGCATTGACGGTCCTTTGCATGTCCACCGAGCGGCTCTGCGCGTAGAGATTAAGCGCCTGCGCCACTCTCGGATCTTTCGAGTACGGTGTCATCACATCGGGAGCGCTGTTCTGGTAATGTTCATAGAGCGCGTCCACGTCATCTGTACTGACGGTTTTACCGAGTTCCGTTTCCGTCTGCTCCTGGTACTTATCGAAGGCAATCTCGCCCTGCTTCACTTCAAGCTGGCGCTTGGCCTGGATAATCCTCTCTTCCAGTTCCATCCCCACGGAAGTCATTCGCTCGGCTTGTTCATTTAGCTCGACAGCCGCACCAAGCCCCGCGTTCCGCATCTCCCCTGGAGAAATCAAGGGCTTCGGTACGGGCTGCGCAATCGGAAGTGGAGGAATGCCGCCCATCGTTTAACCCATCACGCCTTCTGGAGATGCTGAGGGTGTAGCTCCGGGTGTCGGCGGGAACATCTTGTAATAGTTCGACAGGCTTCCGGTCATCCCGCCAAGAAAATCTCCCACACTCGACAAGGTTCCCTTCCATGCCGCTATGCGTCCGTAGTATTGCTGCAAGGCCGCTTCTTCGGTTCCCGCCTGCTCGATTTGTTCGGCTTCTTGCCCTCCACGCCCAGCAGTCGCGGCCATCATCAAGAGCGGAGAACCGGAAGCAATGTCCACTCCCGCACGGGCGTAACTGGACGCCTGCCGCCCAACGAGTTGGGAATACTTCTCCTGGCTGGCGACCATTTGCGCCCGCATGTTCTGGAGAGTGATGTCAGCGTTATAATCGTAAGCCGATTTTTCCGCTTGGCCCTCTTTGTATTGGCTAATCCCGCCAAACAACGAGGAGAGCATCCCTATGCCCATGAAACCCGTTGCTCCCTGTTGCGGCGTCATCCTGCATCTCCGAAAATTCTTGAGAACATCTTACACCGCTCCCCAAATGGCCCGAAAGCCTTCAACGTAGCTTCGTACTCGAAACCTAAGTGCAGGAAAAGAGTCTCTGGCACGTTGGCGGAGCACACTGCCTGTATTCTTCGGAATTTCTTGCTCGCGGCGATTTCGGGGAGCATCTTCTTGAGGATGCGGAAGCAGGTTTTCACGTTCCGGTGAAAGAAATCATTCGGAGTAATCCAGGCTTCTCCCCGGTTCCATTGCAGGTTCACGATGCCTCCGGCGAATACCGGATTGCCGTCCGCCAGCAAACAGTAAGCTGCGCTGCCCTCGGAAAAGTAGGACTCCGGCGTGATGGGACTATCAGGTGGGAGCACCATCAATTTCTTGAGGTGCCCAATTTCGAGCGTAACTAATTCAGTCTGCATTGTAAGAAAGCCTCATCACTAATGCTCGCAACGTAAAAGGAAACGGGTCGTCCTGCGTGACATAGAAAGTGGAGCTATCCATCCAATCCGCATCCATGTCTTCGGTCATTTCCACCGTGGACATTCCCGGCGTTTGTCCTTGCGTTCCGGGACCATAAGTGATGTCGTGCATGTGGTCGAGGTCGATGCCGTACTGCCCTCCCATAGCCTGATAGAGCGAGAGTGTTACGCGATTGAGTTTCTGTTTCATCCCGCGTGTGGTGGCGGCGGTAGTGCTGATTACCGGATTGGTGGGCTGAATCGTTGTCTGGTAGGGCAGCCCTATCGTGATGAGGTTGCAGTAGAAAGGGAACGTCACCGTGTCCGCAGCCACTACTGTAGGCTCCAAAATCTGCGCTCCGTCACCCACAGCCACGACACTTTGGCCGAGTAGGTAGCTCATGCCTGTCACCTGATTCGTAACCTGCATGACCGTTCCGCCACCCGTGTAGATTCCCCAAGAATACGAATCAATTCCAGACAGGACAAATGTGTTCGTGGTTACTCCGGTAATCGTATATGCTTCGGTCTTGTCTTGGTTCACCTGTGTCATGCCTTGAACGCCGGAGATTTGCACGCTCATCCCATTGCTTAGGCCATGTCCGGGAGCGGTGACTGTACACGACGTACCAATGGAAATATCAGTGATACTTGAAGGCTCAACCCCTTGCCATTGCTGGCCGCAATGAACAAAGAAAGCATTGGATAAATCCCCGAACAGTTCTTGCGGCATGAAATACTCGAAATACCTTTGCGTCACTCCGTTGATGGTGCGGTTCACCACCACGGCAAGCTGGTCCTCCTGGTTCTGCCCAGTGATGACCGCCGCCGATTCGATTGCCCCTCCCTCGGGTAGCATGTTCACGCGGAACCACGCAAACACCTGATCCTGCTGGTTGAATACTAGGCCGATGAGTTGGCCGTCCGCCCGGACAGCCCAATAAATGGGATAAGGCTCGGTCTGCACGCCGGTCTGCATGATTCCGGACTCTGCGGCGGAAGCCCCTAAAGTGATGTTGCGATTCAGGCGCGTCAAATCGAAATTGTCCCATTGATTGGTAGTAAAGTTGTAAACCAGCATCATCACGATGCGGGCGGAACGGCTGACGAAAAGAGCGTAATCACCTATCATTTGCGGTTCCAAATTGCTCACGCCCCAGGTGGTTTGCTTTGCAGCGGTCACACTTGACTGGCTTAACGCCGCCCCGTTGATTCCCGCCATAACCCATACGCCCCCGGAACTTCCCAGAAGCAGAGCGTTTGGAGTTCCAATCATGTTGAGGATTTGGTCGAGCTTGTTGGAGACCAAGGTGAACTGGACGGCATAATCATCTTCGTTCGGGTCGCAAATGAAATCGGGGTAGTCATCCTGAACGCTGCCGTTCATCTGCGTAGGAGTATTGTCCGCACCCGCCAGACAGAAACGCTCTTCATAGAGAGTTGTGCAAGCGGGATAGTTTCCCGCAGTGTTAAAAAGAGGGTTGACGGCTACGGCGAAACCGCCGCCTTCATATTCGAGAAACCCGGTTGAATTTATCTCCCCGCTAAGGCTAACGGAATCTACCGTGGCATAAAGCGTTTGACCGAGAACAACAAATCTAACAACATCCCCGACTTGGTATCCCGTTCCGGGAGTGCCAACAGAAACCGAGGTTATCACCCAGATGCCATCGTAAACATTTTGAGATGCTACCTCCACGTACAGGCCATTACCCGTGCCTCCAGTTGTCGCATAGGAACCCGATGGGTTGGAGGTAAAACCGCCTCCTGAAGCTCCTGATAAGCCTGAGACCGGGCCGCTCACACTTGAACCAAGCGGCAAGAGATTAAACGTGTATGCGCCACTACTGCCGCCCATATTGGCGACAAGGAATTGACCTTCATTAAGCTCTACCATGCCCGAGCACAGGTTTATGTAAATTCTCTGGCCGTTGCTGAAGGGAGCAGCGCCATTGCTCGCAACCGTAACCACTGCCGGGTTGGCTTGGGTGATATTGGAAATAGGTTGCCCAAGAGCACTGAATCCGGTCTTTACGACATCTTCCGTGCCGTATAGCGACAGCAACGTGTAAGTCCAATTCGTGGCCGACATGCGGTTGATCGAGGCAGGCGGATAACTCGGATGCACGATATACAGCACATCGGCGCTTTGCGTGGACACATCGAGGTCAAACAAGTCCGCTTCGGCATAGGGAGTAATCAAAACAATCGGTGGTTCCGTAGAAATGCTTCCAGCCTGCCAATAAGTGAAATTCCACGAAAAAATTGCTCCGTAGTATGTAAAGTGAGAAGAAAAAAACACCTGTATGCCTACGGTTGCAGGAAATTCGTCGTTCTGATTGGCGGCAGAACAAACAGCAATCCAGTTTCCTGGGTTCGACCAAAAGTAGGGAAGCGCGGGTACCGTAATCCAGGGATTCGCATAATAATAGGAATCTGGTGTGACTGTCCAACTGCTCAAATCAACGGATTCGGGTGTGCCGGAATTCAACGACCCTAGAGCGCGGATAGCAGCCTGAATCAAATTGGCCGCGTTCTTGGAAGCCGTGACATTTGCCAGCGCGATGTTGATTCCCTGATAAGGGCTACTTCCCGTTATTGTGACACTTAGCGCATCTCTGGAATTTACCGAGAGAGTGATTTGAAACTGGCTGTAGATGGAAACTCCATGGGGAGCCGCGATAAAGAATGCGCCAGATATTCCGCGAGCTGCTATAGCCCAAAACTGCCCCAATTGAACCTCGGTCCCTACCGCATAGGATGTTCCTGGGTCATAGTTGTTGGTGGCAGGAGGAGAAGTCACCGCCAAACCCAGCGGCCAATTCCCTTCATTCGTCACTTCCCAAATTCGCACCAATCTTTCGGAAAACTCCAGAATCGCTCCTTGTGTGGTCGAGAATTGAAACGAAACCAAGCGGCTCTGCCCGCTGCTGGCCGTCTGCATCATCTCGCTCGCAACCGTTTGGGATACACTGATTGTGTAGGCTCCTGTACCTCCCGTGCCCGTGCCAAACGCCGTAATCGTCGTTCCCGCCAGTACGCCAAGTCCAACAATGGTCTGACCTACTTGCAGAACTCCGTAGTTGACCGACGTTACGGTAAGAGTCGTTCCGAACATCGACCCGGTGAACATCGAACCGCCCAAGGCGGTGGCTCCTCCGAAATACGTTCCCGGCATCTTCTTCGCCCCGCCCTCCACCAAAGGCAAAGCATTCTCAAGTATCTTGCAGGCGGAAGAATATTTGGACAAATCCTCTCTGTTTGTTAACAGTTCAGAAATTTCACCACCGTTGAAGTTGTTTACTCTTGCATATATCTTAGGTGGCATGTCTCACCATCTTATCCATCGGCCTGCATCTTGCCAAAGGGTGCTTCCGCTTTCGTCATGCGAAAAATCAAGACATTCATTTTGTGATTCGCTGCTGTTCAAACTGTCCTTGTACATTTCCTGCATCAACTGAAACTTGTTCTTGTCTTCCGTAATGCCGATGGACAATTCCATAGCAAGACGGTTGGCCAGGCAGTTGACGAATCCCGGCATGAGTTGCGTGTAGTCGGTGATGAGTTGGATGTAGGTAATCATGGCCGGGAATTGCCAGCCGCCATAGTTGGTCAGGGCATAGCGTCCGGCGGGAAATGGACCCGTAAACGCAACCGGAGGATTGGTGATGGGTGATTGCCAGCCAGCGGTAAGAGTCTCGATTTTGTAGGGCCATCCGTGAGGCCAGAACGGTGGGTCATCACGATGATACCAGCCCGTGCCTTCCGGCCCCCATCCCCAGTACCAGCTACGACGGTCGGGAGGAAGTTTCTGTGGCCGCACAAAACGCAGAAAGTCAGCGGGAAGTTTCCAGGCATACTGAAAGGTATACAGGGGAACTATGTTGGCAAGCTGGAGTTGCGTGCGGGTCTTAGCGAATTTCCAATCTCGATCGCTCAAGACCTCCTGGAACACAGCATCCCACACGGCCAGAACCTTGACCGCGTTGGCAGTGCCATCGTTGATGTCGGTGATTTGCCCGCGAGCGCCGATGCGCCCAAGAGCCAGATTGCTGATTTGAGCCTGACTGTATTCCAAAGCAGGTGACTCCTCGCCACCGCTTTAGACAGTGGCCTCAGCCCCTTGCGTAACTTCTTGGACCGCAGGTGCTTTTCCAGGACAAGTCTTCTTATGCTGCACCAGAGCATTGACATGCGGGAAGGGCTGCCCACATCCCTTACAGATACGTTCGCCTTTCCCTCTCAGGTCCACCTTCTCGGGTTCCGGCTGGACCTCAACTGCCGAAGAACTCACCCCCTCTCCGGCAGTTGAGGCCGATGGGGCAGAGAGGGCAGATGATTCATTGGGGGCAGAGGAAGACTTTGCGGCTTCCCGGTCGAACTCGAAAACGAATACGCCGGGACGTATTTGCATCTTGGCCAGTTTGCCTTCCGAGTCAATCTCGTAGAGGCCGCCAAACGGACCCTGCCCAGGCTTGTAAAGAATGGGATTGTCCCAGGCAGGTGTCAGACATTTGGCCTTGACCAGCATTAGAACACACGCTCCACGACGATGTAGATATTTCCCACCGCCGTCGTCGCCGTCGTTGAGACGGAATAGTTGATGTTGGCCGTCGCGGTATTCTCTATGACCGATTGCCCTTGAAAATACCCCTGCGAAGTTGTGGAAACGGCGCTGAGGATTGCCACCGTGTTGGCCTGGAAGTCATCCGTCCAGATGGCATTCACCGTCAATGTATCCGACGATTGCGCAGTGGTGATAACCGCATACACAAAGAATCGGTAAATCCCCGGTGGGGCGTTGACCACCACCGGGGTCGAGGAAATCGCCGCAAAGGTGAAGGCGGTCTTCTGAACCGCACCCATCACAACAGGGAAGCAGTTCTGTTGCTGACTAGCCGGAGATAGCGCCATTTAGCCCCCTTAGATGGCAACTTCCGCCCAGACCAGCGTGGCGTCGTTCGTCATCGAGGTTGGAATGGTCACTGCTCCCAGAGCCAGCATGTTTCCGGGAACCACGATGTAGCCACCGGCAAAGTCCCAGGTAATCGGAGGCGAGAGAACCACGCCGACACCAGAGTACCAAGCGTGCGCGCCGATGGATTCGAGGAAACTCAGAGCCGTCGAGCTAGTCGTCGCCACGTTTGAATAACCCTTCGCCACCGAACCGGAGGCACTCAACGATAGCGTACTGATGGGAGTGGTCACGGTTGCCTGAGTGATAGTCACAGTTGGGCCGCCGTACAGACGGAACTGCGTAAAGCCAGCCGCAGAGCCGCCAACCACGACGTTGGTCGTTGCGCGTAAGAGGACGAGGTTCTTGCCGCTACCCGGAGGATTCCAGATAGCGAGCAGAGGCGTGCCTCCACTGGTTCCCGTGTAGGCAGTGCCCGCAGCAGCGGCAACGCTCAAAATAAAGGATTGGCCACGGTACGCCTGCTCATAGTACCGAGGCTGAAGTTCCGATACCAGCGGATCGCCGAATTCCCCTACGCTTGCGGGGATATTCTGCCCTACCTGCTTTCCAGTCTGGTTTTGGTTCCCTGAGATAATGACGCCCATGTGCTTCTCCTTATTGTGTTTGTGTCAAAGTTGAATTGCTTGTGTTCAAATCAAGTGGAGCATCGCTAGGATTATTTCCTACCGATGCATTCAAAAGCTGGAGTTGCGCCAGAATTTGCCCGAGCAGCGATAGTACCTGGGTCTCGGTGTCGTTTATCGTGGTCAGAGGAGGGTTGTAAACCGGACTCTCCTCTACCACGTCCTCCAGGTTGACCCATGCCGAACCTGTCCAGGCGAGTCTCTGGTTCACATCTGTAAGATAGACCTCGGAGCCGATGGGCATAGGTTGACCGCTCCACATGGTAGGGAGCGTGTCCGTGGACACCGCGAAGAACGTAAATCGCTGGTCAACCTTGTACCCGGCTGTTACTGACATTTTACTGTTCGCCTCCGGTCTTGGGACCGAACCAGATGATGCCGGTTCCAGAGTCCGCCGCGTGCGTGGTGGCCTGTTGGAAACATCCCAGGTATTGCACGATGGAAGCCACAGGAACCGGGATGAAGTAATGCGCCCCGGCCACGCCAAGCTGCGTAATCGTCAAGGTTCGCTGGGCGATGGTAGTGGAAACGCTGTCCGTGCTTCCGGTTCCCACGAAGAGGGTGCCCGCCGTCATTCCTCCTGAAGTTCCGATGACGGCAGTGGAGATAACGAGGTGAACTCCCATTTCCACTCCGCCGTCGCCCACGATTTCGGGCGGGAAGGAATAACCCTTCTCGGCAATGGATGGAAATTCCGGCAGATACGGATACGAAGCTCCTGAAGCCGCTGCCCCGAAATTGAGCACGTAAGCGGTAGCATGTTGGTTCGTATCCGTGCCAAAGAGAGTGCCCGGAGTAGCAAGCGTTCCGTGAAGCAATAGAAGTGCGTCGGTTACTGGCATCTCATATCTCCTTTAGGTGATGGCCGTTTCGGTTGAGAGGATTTTTTCCGCAACATAAATCGGGATGTTCTGGAATTTCGTAACGGCCTTCCCGAACACGTCCATGCTGTTGTCGCTGGGCGGTGTGAAATAGGTGTTGATTTTCTGGCTGACCGCACGAATGTCAATCTGTGTCTTCAGGTTGCGGTTGACCAGAATCACAGTTCCTGGAGCTTCCCCGGCGCGTGGCAGCCAGTTCTTGGCCTGGATAAAAATGTTCTCATCGAAGGTTCCGGGACTGGAAAGAGCGGTGGGATTGATGTTGGCGATGCGCTGTACGCAACGCTCATCGGCAATCTGAATGCCCATGTACCAGCGTAACAGGGTGCGCAGGACTTGATACAGGTAATTCAGTCCAGTGGAAGCGGTGCCGGTGGCCAGTTCCTTGGTGACTTCCCCCAAATCCCGGATGCTCAGGCCCGCAGGCGTGTTGGGCGGATAGATGCCATAAACGCTGTCATCGCCGAACTCAATCATCCATGCGCTGGTCACGTTGGTTACGGAAGACCCTCCGCCATCCCACACGTTCGGAACCCAGGACTGGTCGCCGTTGGGATACGATTCCTTGTTGTTGAAGCGCGTGGCCAGCCCATTGAAGGCCCCGGCATTCTGCGAAAGAGAGCCGTAAATCAGCGTCGATTCCATCAACTGGAACAGACCCTCGACGTGGTTCATGTCCTGGTCGGCACGCCACGCATTCGGGTCGTTCTGTAGCTCCCACAAGTCCTTGTCCACTTCCGAGTAGTCCTCGAACAAGGCGATGGGATCGCTGATGGGAGCGTTCTTCGCTGCCGTGGGCTGGATGCCCTGATTAAAGGTACGCGTGCTCGCAACCGGCAAGGAATCGGTGCGCACGGCGATGTTCGAGAGAATGTTGTTGCTGGGTTTCATCGGCAGCATTTTGACCAGCGGGGTCATGCGATCGAGAATTCTCTTGGGCAAAACAAACCGTGCCGCCGCGTCGGCGGAGGTATAGTTCTGCACGATGTCGAGAAGCGTGGAATACGGCAATTGTAGAACATCTGTCATAGCCAATCTCCTTTACGGGTCAACCTTTCTTCGGAGGTTCTGGACTCTTGTCATAGGCGATGAAGGTGACTTTCTTCCCGCCCGGCAGAGTTGTCCCTCCCTGCGGTGAACGGTCTTCACCCGTCAGGGCGGCAAATTTCAAGAGCATCCGAATGGTGGTCGCCCGGTAAGCCGAGTTCCCATTCTCGAACGCCTTGTCGAATTCGCCTTCTCCGTACTTGGTCCACAACCGCTTGGCCAGTTCCACGTTGGTATCGTACTTATCGCCCATCTCGCTTCTGAGTTTTCCTTCCGCAGCGGCCATTTCATTCTTGATGGCGGTGTTGTGCGCCTCCACCATTGCTTGCATCTGTTTGTTCCAGGAGGCGCTCAGGGTCTTGGCTTGCGCCTTGGTAAGACCCAGAGAATGAAATTGCTGCTTCCAGTGATTCGTCCACTCGGGGGCGTTTTTGTCCTCTCCTTCAAACTCGTAGTCCGTGGCTGTTTCGGGCCTTCCTAAAGCATTGAAATACAGATTCTTGTCCTCATCGGTAGGGTTATCTGGAAGTTTGGGTACATAGTCGCCAAGCTTTCTCTCTAGTTCGGAATACTTCGCGGTCGTTTCAAGATAGCTTTTACCAAGTTCTCCTACTGTCTTGAAAGATTTGAAGGTTTCGTTCTGTTGAAGATCGCTCGGCAAACCCGCACGCCATCCCAAAGATTCCTTAACTGGTTCGGTGTGAGTCTCTGCCACTTCAGGCATACTTCTTATCTCCTAACTTCATACTTCTGTGTACTTCCCGATGACAAAGTAAACATAACGTAAGACCATTGTCAATTGAAAACCTTAATTCGGGAAAATCGGCAAAAGGCTTTATGTGATGAGGATGAAGGATTGTGGACCCTCTTTTCCCACATTCCTGACATGTCCAGTTATCTCGGGCAAACACTGCCTCTCGCCACAACTTATACTCGATAGAAGTTCTCAATCTTTTGTTGATTGGGGTTCTTCCGTCCTTCCACCCAGGGCCTTTTTCACCGCGCTGACGTTCTGATATTTCTCTGCGAACGGATTCCTGATTGAAAAATATCTTGTGATGTTCTCTTATTTTCTTACGTGTTTCAGGAGAGCACGGCTTTCCCGTATTGATTGCTATAGCTTTTGCTAAACCATGAACTGGAAACTTATGGCCCCTATGGGACTCAGACATATGAAGGCGAGATTCTGCGGTATGTTTTCGTCCTGTGTTTTTGAGGCTGATTCTCCGTCTGGTTTCTTCTGATACTGGTCCGCGAGGATAGACTCCGCTTGGCATTAACTTTTTCTAGGAGGCGATGGTGAATTCACGTAATCAATCAACTGCCGTGGGCGCTTTTTGGCCTTAAACTTGCTGAAGTTTAGCCTGCGCCTCGCCATCAAATCCTCGTCGTCGTTCTTCGCGGCAGGAGAAGCTCCGCCTCCCCTGCCTGACCTTCCTCCGACTCTGCCGCCGCCAACCATCTTTACACGTCAGATGTGAGGCGGATAATTACCGTCGCCTCAAGAACAAAGAGCGCCCGCTTGCCGTTGGCAGGTCCGGTGATTGCGTTTGCCGTTGCGACTTCCAGGCTGGTCGCCTGCCCGGAATTGTTGTAGACGCAAAACACGACCGGAACCAGGTTTGCAGGCCAGTTGATGGTGGTCGTGCCGGAACCAGCATTGGTGATGACGTATTCCGAACCCTGGCTCTGTGCGGCGGTGAGGTTGACTGTATTCGTGGTTCCGGCTCCGCCGACGTTGATGGACTGCAACTTGGTAACTGCCAGAGTTGCGGGAGCCACTTCCTGCGGAATCCTCAAGCCATCGCCGCCCGGCCACAACACGTTGTCGTAATTTGGAGCTACAGGTCCTGCCATTTTACTTTTCCTCTCTTAGCGGTTTTAGCCGCTTAATGCCGTGCCATATCCCACCACAACTTGCCTAACCTCTCCGCGCCACATCTAATCCTTCCGTGGAAGTAATCCCAATTGGCCGTAAATTAAATCCAATCCTCCAGCCATCCGCAAAATAACAACGCCAAGATTGTATGTCGCCACACACGCAGCATCATTCGGGTCGAGTGTTTCACCGAAATGGCAAAGTGTCAAGAGGTCGCCGAGAACAATTCTTCCTTCTTCGCTTCCAAAGACGTTCCTGTAGTGCGTCTGAATCTCTTCGGGAGTCATGCTGGACGTTCCTCACCGCCTCCCAAAAGCATCTTCAATGGACTTGCTGCTTCCGGGGCCTTGCTCATGGCGGCAGCGGCCTTGGCGAGTTCCGGAGCCTGCTCCGCTATGCGCGCCTGTTCCGCCATTTTGTTGCGATGCTCACGAATCTGCAAGACCATGCGCGGGTCGCGGTAGCACTCGGCGGGATAGCCGAGCTTGTTGAGCACCAGCATCAGTTCCTTGTCCGCGTCAATCATGTCGATAACCGTGGGATTGAGTTGCGCGAGTTGCGTGATGACCGCATGGCTGGTCTGAATCGTTCGCACGGTATTGAGCCGGGTCTGCGCTTGCGCCAGAGGGCCAAGATACTGCACTTCAACGGGGCCGTGCTCGCTGTCGAGAAGAATCTGCGGTGGCGTGGGAATCCGGCCCGCAGCGGCTTCGATGGAATAGACCCGAAAAATTAGGGGGTCGAACGCCTCGGATTGCAGGTTGCCCACGCGGGTGCCCAGGATGGCAGCCTTTTCGCCCTGGAGTTCCGCGATTTGCTCCGTAACCATGCGGGAAGTGTCTTTACCCTTGGCGAGTTGCGACATCATCATAAAAACGTCGGTGTGGAAATGCTCGTTGATGACCTGCCGCACCTTGTCCTGGAATTCGATATTGAATGGCAGGTTTTGCACTCCGGTTGCTAGAAGCTGAGGCATCCGGGAACGCAAGTCTCCCCGGTTGGCCTCCAGATACGTGATGCCGTTCGGTCCCCGCTGAATCGCTCCACGTTGGTCGGAATAAGCCGCTAGAGGAGGCTCGGCAGCCTTTTGCGCCGTAATCAGGTTGGTGCGCCCCATCTGATTGGCCAGCGAGATGGAAACGAAGGCGTCGTGCGCTGGCCCCCGACCGTAGACCTCATCATCGTTCACGCGGTAGCGCCAGGTGATGATGGGCATGGAATCGTAGCCGGATTCCTTGGCGATGACGTTCTTGGAATCGGCCAATTCCGGGCTGGTTTTCCCGGTTCCCAAGGTCAGGATTTTTCCTCCCCGGCAGTACACCCATTCCGATACCCACGGCTTGCCCTTGGCGTCGATTCTCCAAGGCTCGTAATCCTCGCGGGGATAGACCGCATGGAGCACATCGCGTTCCCCGTGCATGTTCGATTCGTAATCCCGCTCGAAGTTCGGCTCGATGCTCTTCATCTCTTCCCAGCCGAATTTTTGGGCGAGTTGCCGCAGGGTCATCTTGTAGACGCGATAGCAGGTATCCACCTTCTTCCACTGGTTTTCGGCGATGTAGCATTCGCGGAAATGAGGCACGGTGAAGACAATAGCGTTGCGAACTATATCCTCTTCAGCCAATAGATGAGCGGTTCCGGCACTGCCGCCGTCGCGGATGAATTCGGGAAACACATCGTAGAAATTCGAGCGGTTGAGTGCCGAATAGGAAACATCCTGGGAATCTTGCAGCCAGCGTTGCACTTCGGGATAGCTGTCCACGCGCTTGCCGGACCACGCTCTCATGCCCGAGGAGCGCGGAAAGTTGAATTTACCGGGAAGCTCGAAAGCGAACCACGGCTGGTTTCTTGAGCAGAGATTGCCAACCATGCCATCCACGAAGATGTTGCACGCCAGCATGGCGGAGTCATCGTAAACGTATTGCCCGGTTTGCTGGCCGTCCCACAAATCCTTGTCAGTGATGAAACGGCGACCGTGGTTCACGTAGGCGATGATGTTGTCGATCATCGGCTCCCAGAACAATCTTTGTTCCGCCAGAACGAGAAGATTTTTCAGGCAGTCTTTGGCCTTCTGTTCATCTGTCCTCTTGCCGAGTTTTGAAGGATTGTATCCTCTCGACGTTGCATACTGCTTGGAGGTCGAGAATAGCGGGTAGGGCATTTAGGCTCCCAAAGAAACCATTGCTTCAATCGTTCTACGAATGGCCTCAACAATCAGTTCATTGTGCGCAGTACGTGTTGCCCAATCTTTCTGCTGTTCTTCCGACCAGAACAAGTCCCTATCATTTACTAGCATTTCCTTTAAGTTTGGTAGGTTGAGACATTTCCTCAAAGTCCAACAAGGTGTTTCTCCTCTTTCCATCTGGGGCATAAACGAGCTATCGGGGTCGCGTCCATCAAATGAAAGAGCTACAATGGTTCCATCGTTTTCCTCGAAGACTTTGACAAGCATCTTTCAGGCTCCCAAAGTCGCTCTCGTGGTGGACGAACCGCCGCTGACTCCCATTGGAGAAGTCATGATTGTGGAGGACATTCCTCTGCGCTGCATCATCGCCTGTGCCTGGGCCATCGCTGCGGCCGTCGAGGCTTGTGCTTGTTCCCGAGTGGTGGTGGCTTGCGAAGGGGCGGCGGGAGCCTTCGGCTGGTCGAGAGCGGCTACCAAACCCCCTACTCCCGCGGCAGCGGAAATTCCCATGAGGATTCCGGGAATGGCCATCATAAATTACCTCGCCTGCGATTCCGCTACGCGCTTGACCGTACCGCTCCTGACCGCACCTGGACTGGACTGACCGTGCCGTGCCTGCAACGCCTAGCCATTGACAACCCGTACAAAAAGGATTACTCTTTGCACGTACCACCAGAAGGGTCGGTTCTGATGGCGGTCTTAGCTTACAAACTTCCTCTCCGCTTTTCAAGCCTATTCTTCTGCATCTCAAATCAGCAGGAGAAAATCATGTCAAAACCAGAAGCGCAAACATCAGTCAGGTTAGCTACCAGCGTGCAAATCAAGGCTCCGGCGATGAGCGTCGGGCAATTCGAGATTCACGGAACGGCCCCGCTCGTCATTCACCGCTTCAGCGAAAAAGTGAAGCGGCAGATGGAGCAGAAGATGCAAGAAGGAAAATCCGCAAGCTCCAAGAAAAACCGAGAAGCAAAAGACTCCGAAGAAACTTTCAACGAAGCTCGTTACATCGCCAAGGAAGGCTGGGACGGCTTTCACGCCGCAGCCATCCGTAATGCGATGATTTCCGCGTGCCGGCTGGTCAACTTCAAGATGACGCTGGCGAAGCTGTCCATCTTCGTAATTGCCGATGGATGGGACAAGAAAGAACCGCAAATCCCTCTCATCCGCATTTATGGCAAGCCGGTAATCCAGAAAGACATGGCTCGCGTGGAAACCGGGCAGCCCTACGTAACGATTCGCGCAGCGTACCACGATTGGTCCGCGAAAATCCGAATTCGCTGGGACAATGAACAGTTTTCACTTACTGACATTTCCAATCTTCTTTCGCGTGTGGGAATGCAAGTAGGCATTGGCGAAGGACGGCCCGACTCCAAAAACAGTGCGGGAATGGGTTGGGGCTTGTTTTCCATAGAAGAAAAACAACAAGTTGCGGCGGACTAGGCAAAGCAGGAAGGACATGGCGGGCCTGGGCGTAGAAGGACATGGCGGGCCTGGGCGGAGCCTAGTTTGGCGAGGCGTGGAACAGCAGGCATGGGACGGCTTGGTAAGTCTCAGTAAGGCGAGACGTGGAATGGCAAGTACAGGCAACACTCGGAATCGCAGGCAAGGTCGGGAGTGACGAGGATTGTCCTGGATTGGCCTGGCGCGTCAGGGTGAGTTGTGGAATCGCAGGATGGGTGAGGCCGGGAGAGTAAAGACGAGGACTATCCTGGGCGGCACGGAATCGCAGGCCAGTCTAGGCGTGGACAGGAAACGCAGGCTAGGAGCGGTGAGGCGCGCCCTGTCCGGGAGGAACATGGTCTGAAAAGGAATAGCAGGAGAGTCTGGGCGCGTC